TCTACTATACCAATTAAACCAACGAAATAATCGTCTGCAATAACTGCTGCTTTGTTATCTGTTGCTGAACTGTAAACATATAAGCTAGGACCGGATGAACCAGCTCCTATGCTTCCTGAAAATGTATCTCTTGTAAAACCTGCCATGGTTTACCCCTTTTTATTTTTTTATTTATTTAATGATCCCTGTTAAGGAATCATCTTAATAATACCTTCTGGATCAATAACGATTGAACCAGCTTTCCACATACCCATTGATAACCAAGAAGCTTTATGTGCAATATAATCCACTTTAGTTTTCATATCAATACCAACGGCATGACCGATAGCTGATTTATGAAATGCGTACTGTATGTCAGTACCTAAACCACCTTCTGCTCTTGCTGAACCGATAATTTTAAATGTGAATCCCATAAAAGTATTAACTTCTCCACTCATTAATAATCTAATTGAGTTATAATCAGCAGATGCGATAGTAGTATTATTAAGCATTGCATCAATAAATGTTTCATCACATACAAAATATCTATCTTCCATTGGTGCTTCAACTTTATTAAGTCTTTCAGCTGCATCTGTTAATACTAATAATGGAGTAGTTAAAGAACCACTTGACTTATCAACTGATGTTCCATCTGCTGACATTGCATCAACAATACTTTGGTCATCTCTTCTACCCATTGCACCTGCAATAACTTGAGCTAATTCAGTTACTTCATCAAAGTTTACTGTAGCAGCATTATAAATATCTGTATATTCAGGAGCTTCATAATCTAATAATGTAGCAACTTTTAAACCGTGTTCAATTCCCATAGGAACTACATCAGCTGATGCACCTGTTCTTTGAGTAGCTTGACCTTTACCCATTAATCTAAAATCGTACTTGTCTCCAACTACACCTAATCGTGATTTAACACAACCTCTAAGAGTTTGCATACCTTGATATGCTTGTTTTACTTCGCTGTCAAACTGTTCTTGAGCAACGCCTGATAAATTCTGACTCATCTTGTACCCTTTCTTCTACTATATAAATATAGTAATGCCTGTTAAGGTCTTTTTTATTTTATGTTGTAGAAGTTTTGGTTGTCTTTCCTCAAAGAGAAAAGATCAAAGCATCTAGCTTTAAACTTTTACTACCTTTGAGGCTCAAGATGAGTTATCTCTTAGCTGTAATTAGTTTACATAAGAACATTATATAATTTATTTTAGTTTAAGTCTATGTACCCTATAATGACCATAGTTAAATTTAAAAGGAGTTGTTTATGATAAGTAAAGAATTATTAAGTGAAGTAATGCTCACAGTCGATGAAATAACATTTGTAGACAAAGGTGTAGCAGACTATATAGTATGGCAAGGTGTATTAGATGAAGGCAATTTTTGTGAAGGAACTATTTGCATTTACACTTTAGCTCATAAGTGTAAAGAATGGGCTTATAATTATGGGTATAACATTTTTATTGAAAAACATAGCATAAGTATATATGAAGCCCATATAAAATGCAGTAGATTTAATATGATAAAAGACTATGGAAAATTTGTAGATTATTATCCTAGAGAAGACTCAGCAACAGAAGCAATATTCAAAGCTTGTGAATGGATACTAGAGAATAAGGATAAATAATGACTGATAATACACTACCAATAAAAGTAACCCTACGACCTCAACAAATAAAGAAAGTTAAAAAGTTTGCTAAAGAGAATACAAAAGGTAATTTTAGTATGGCTTTAAGAGGTATTATAGATAGATGGGATGATAGTTATATTACTATTAAAGACTGCTATACAAGAGAAACATATTTAGAAGATAGGGTTAAAGAGCTAGAAAAGAAATTAAGAGAAAGAGGATAAAACCTCTTAACTCTTAGTTTAAAAATACTAAATATATATTCTAATGACTCTGGTTGTACATTTCTTGCTCTATCTTTTCTACTTTTGCTCTATAAGCAGGATCAATACTCATTTTTCTTTCACCAGAGTTAGGATCTACTGCAAATCTCATAGCTTTAATTTGTTCTTTATCATAAGATGGTTTAGCTTCTTGAACTGCAGGAGCTGTCTGTTTTGACATAGCTATTAGCTTCTCAATACTTTCAATACCTTTTGCTGATTGTGCATCTACACTATGATCTTCTCCTAGATTAGCTTTAAGAAAGTCTGCTACATTTGCCATTCTTGTCTGTGCTTCATCACCTAATAGTTTTACTTGTTCTTCTTGAAATGCTTGTGTTTGTTCATTTTGGTAGTTTTCATAACCAGTAACTAAGCTTTCTAATCCTGTTTGACTTAATTGATTTTCAGTTCCCCATTTATCTATAAAGTCATTCTTTGCAAACTCATCAGTATATTTATACCCATCTTCTGGACTTCCATCAAATTTGCCTAGCTTCTTTGAATAACTAGATCTTAACTCTGTGTATCCTTTTTCTAAATCAGATATGCTTTTGAATGTGCCATCAGCGTATGATGTTTCAGTTGTTTCACCTGTAGCGGTATCTGTTACTGTTGCCTCTGTTGTTGCTGAGTCTACAGTTGTAGAGGGTTCAGCAGTTGTTGTTTCGTCTGACATGAATTATCCTTAATTTTAATTTGAGTTATAAACTCTGTCAACCACTCCTAAGAGTGATCTAAGAATTTACTTTCTTTTTCCGCCGCCTTTTTTCTTACAACCCATAATGACCTCCTTAATCTACTGATACTAAATTAAAATTCATATAATCTACTGTAAAGTTGCTTGTCGCTCCAATATTAGCTATCCAAAACTCTATATATTCGTTCTCATCTAACTCAGGCATACAAGTAAGACTCATGCTTCCTACTCTTGTTCCTACGCCTAATACTTCTTGCTCACTTGGCGCTATTGTTGTTCCATCTACAGCAAATCTACCTCTCACTGTTTGGTTATTTCCTGCTGAGGTCATACTGCACACCACTTCTACTTTAAATCTTCTTTTCTCTGTACCTGTATATAGAAATCTATTATTGCCAACTGCTGTAAAGTCTGCTGATGTAGTAACCTCTGTTGTTGTTCCTGCTGCTTTTACAAAAACACCATCTGATGTTATTGTTGTTTCTGCTGATGAAGATAAATACTCACAAGCGTATGCAGGCGGTCTTGTTCCTGCTCCTGTTGATTCGTCCTCTAAAAGATGTGAAGGTCTTTCATCTTGTATAGCTTCTATATTTGTACTATCACCTTTTACGACAAATCTTGCAACTGTATATAGTCCTGATGTTGCTTGACTTTGGAAAATATTATATTCCGCACTAGCTTCTTCTGCTTGTGCTTGTGAGTCATATACGGTACTACCATAAATAAGAAAGTATAAATCTTCTTCTTTAGGACTTCTCAATAATGTATGTGATACATACTTATTAGTAGGTAGTGCTGCTATATCCGTTCCATCATCATAGTATTTAGGAATAACTAATGTTGCTCTATTCTGAACTGTAGGAGAGCCACTAACATTATAAACACTTGAAGCTTCTATATTAGTATCAGCAGTAATAGCAATTCTTCTTCTTTGAGCGCTATAAAACACTCCATCTGCTTGATCTACTTGTAAAGGAGTAGAGCTTTCTGAATATGTACCACCACTAGCATATAAAACGCCTATCGCGTGTTCTATCCATTGTCTCTCATTATACCCTTCTTGTCCTATTGCAAAAGTTAGATGTAAAGGTTCTTGTAGATCACTACCTGATCCACTCTGTCCTTGTACTGCTTGAAGTCTTGCTAAAGGAATTATAGTTTTTGTTTCTTCATCAGTAAATTTATCTTCACTGTAAATAAGAACATTTGTTGAATCAATAGCCACCCATGTAGAACTATCTCCTGCTCCAATAGTAGGACTTACTGCTGTCTGTCCTGCATAACTATACTTAACGCCTTGTATAAAGTAATCAAAAGCTGTTACATCAATCTTTTTAATATCTGAGTTTAAAGATACTATATCATCTATACTTACTATCCCAGTTAATTCTGTTTCTGCTCCTACAGCTGCTGCTGCTTTTGTTTCTACTTCATCTGATGTTAATACGGCATCACCTGATGCTGTACCACCTAATTTAGCTCCTGTTATCTCTCCACTACTTAAAATGGTCTGTAATTCGCGATCAATTGCCATTATTTTCTACCTCTTTTATTATTTTTCTTACTATAGAAGCTTCGCCTTCTCTAAAAGCTGTTTCTTCAAATGTTGACCCTTGTTTATATATAGGTCTATCTACAAAGACTTTCTTTAGATGTGATAAACACTTCTTGCCATTAGGAGTAGAGAATGTTGCCTTAAACAACTTCTCTATAGTTATTGACTTATCCATTAAACTGCTCCTTGTTGTGCCATCATAGCTTCTTGCTGTTGAGTTTGCTGTTGTTGCATCTCTGCTACTTCTTTCTCATCCCTTTTAATGCTTTCGGGTAGTCCTAGAGCATCTGCAACTTTCTTGGGTATCTCTTCTAGTTTAATAGTTTGTGCTACTATTGCAGGATCCATAACTGCCATCATTTCTGCAAATCTACCATATGCTGCTAACTCTGATTCGTTCTGCGCTCTTGATGCAGGATTAACAAATTTAAGTTTTACTTCTCTGCCATTGATTTTAATATCTGGTAGTTTACCTTGTTTCTTTAGTATGTAAACACAAGAAGCAATAAGTCTTTCAAGTAGTTCTGTTTGTATTCTAGTAGAACTTGATAAGCTTGTTTGTGCTAAGTCAGCATTTCTAATACTCATCTCTGTAGCTGTTCTTACTGGTGTATTTTCTATGTTACCAAAAGGTTTTGACATCATAATCTGTTTAATGCTATCTTGATATTTAGTAATAGCAAAATCCATTAGCTGAGGACTTCCTGATAATTGCAATGCTCTTAAAGTAGGATTTGCATTATCATTTGAACCTACTGCAGCTACGATACCTGGCTCTACTCTTATTGTATAAGGATTAATAATTCCATCATCTGTAGCAGTAAATATAGGATTTGCTTGAAAACTTAACCCTTTAAGATAATCTTCTACCATTCTGTTAAGTGTTTTAATATCACTTAGGCATCTCATTACTCTTCCACGACCATACACTTCACCAGGTATTGAGGATTCTCTAAAGATTACATAAGGATTGTAGTCAAGTTCTTCTTCATATAGAACACCTTTAGCTTTAGTGTTTAATAAAACCAATCTAAACTTTCCGCTATCTTCTTTGATTACACCTTCAACTAATGAAATATCTTTAGTAGGATCTTTCTGTATTTGTTCTTCAATATCTTCTGTTAGTTTAACTTTTGGCCATGAAGCTTTAATATCTTGTACTGGTATTCTAAATTCTCTGAATACTGTTTCTACAATACCAAGTGATGATCTTTCTAGTATTAGTTCAGATAATGAAATAGATCTAAAGTTTAATCCTGATTGTATTCCATCACCTTCTTCTACTATGATTGCACCGGTAGAGATACCTAAATCTAAAAAGCTTTCGTTAATCTGTGAAGTAAAGTTACTAGAATTAATATGTGAAAATACAATATCATTCATTTCTTCTAATTGCTTATTAATCTTCTCATGTTCTTCTTTAGGTATTTCTGTACCTGCTTTAAGTTCCATCCATTGAACTGTAGAAGGCACTAATAATGCTGTCATTCTATTAGCAAAATCTTCTAATGCTGCTTCTGCTGTTGAATCAAATACTCTGTTTCTTTTCTTTTGTCCTGGCATATACTTATCTATAGTATTTCGTGCAGGCATTGCGTATTCATAGCACTCTCTCAAATGCGATTCCCATAATAACTTATTTGCTTTGGCTTTCTTTAGCCTTAGTTGTACTTTTTCGTATAACACGCTTAACCTCCTTCTCTTGACACTCACATTTCTTTAATTCTGTAAAAACTCTACCTGGCA